CACCAAGTGGCCAGTTCTTCGGCCACTCTCCTCCAGAGTTCGATCTGGCTTTTCATCGTCCCCCTCTAGTAGGGTGTGCGATCCAGCCGGATTGAACCCGCGGTCAGAAGAGATGTGTCCGGAGCGCGGCTAGAAAGCCGCGCCCCGAATTGCACCAAGCACGCTCCATGAGCGTGTTTGATACAGGACACACCCTCACCCCGGAGAAACGGCAGTAGTCTTCTGCTGCTTCCTCGGTGAGACCAAACGGAAAGCAAGGACACTCGAGAGGTCGATCGGTCTCAGGCACGTAAGTGCAAGGTTCCGAATGATCCTCGTGTCGTGCCAGTAGCCTCAAAAAGGCCCTGTACATGACATTGTGTTCTGCCATGGGAATACCTCCTACTCAGATCGAATGGGAGTTTCCCACCCGAATGGTTAAATCTCGTCACCCAGAAGCTGGGTGACCTTGGCGCCAGTGGACGCCGTGAGATACGCTACAAGCGCATCCACGACGGCCTTCGCCTCCGCCACAGAGTAGCCGACCTTCGGCGTGTCCACCACAAGATAGGTGGTCATGCTGTAGTAGTTGTTGACACCGCTCGTAAGCGGGTCAGCAGCTACCTTGGTCGTCTGCAGACGGATGGTGCGGCGGTTTCGAGAGCCGTTCTTGTGGCTCACGCTAAGCTGCGTGAGTCCATCGGACGACTTGAAACCACCACTATCGATACCCTGTGAAACACGGGGCATAGAGATAGCGGTGCCACTGATGGTGACTGACTGCGGATCGGCGAATGCCATTCCGGCAACTCCTTTGGATAGATGTCTGACTTAGACATCATGGGTTGAATCAAGCAACGACATGTTACTTGATGACCCTAGCATCACCACGGCTTAAACCGAGTGCTGCTAGGATAGCGACCTGCTGTCCGTTTAAGGACGAGCTGGAAACGCCGAAACCATATGGATTTGCAGCCACCCGTCGTTTCCTAATGACGGAGGTCGACCAAGTTGAACCTTTGGCCGTTACGTCTATGCTTGTCTCTTGCGAGTGCATTACATAGCCGTACTGCAAAACCAAGCCGTTGTGCCCGAGGGCGGACCAATTATGAATAATTGATCCGACATCATAGCACCAATCAACGGCCCAAGACCACGGTGCGATATTCCAAACTACTTCGGGAGTCATTTCGATCCCATATAGTTTGCGTGCTTCCGCACGGTATCGCTTAAACCGGCTCGCCATGGAGTTATCCATGGGCATGTAGTAACGGAAACAACCGTCAAACCACATGCGTTCCCGAAGGGACCGTGTCCAGTAGTGCGTGGCAGATCCGATGTTCCTTGTACCAAAGGTACGCAGAAAGTTTGTACTTTCGGCAGTTTCCTGCGTCAAGTCATCGGAAATCTGGAAAGTCCGTCTGATTGGAACATTCGCATGCGTATAGTAGTTATTCACTATACGATTGCTGTTGTTCGCTGCGTATGTCAAATTACGCAAATCAGACACGAAGGGAGCCCACCCGAATTGATATTCGAGATAATGGGATCCGGCAGCTTTTGCCCGTCGTACTTTCGTACGCGCTTCGTCCCAGTACTCTGCCGCTTCAAGCGGCTTAGTAGCGGGAATGCCTCCGTCGGCAATTGCTTCACCAATGGCAGTTGCACCATTGAATACGGGGGCAGTAGGTTCTGTTGCTGCTATCGCCCGGGCACCGTCAGCTGAATAGCTGGCGTCGGAACGTAGGGCACCTAGTAAATAGGCGTCAAACGGACCAGTGCCTGTGGGTAGATAGGGACCTCGGTAGCCAGAGTTGGGACCAAATTTGTTTTGGTAATACCCATACACATAAGTGTTGAGTACCTTCTCTAGCAACCACGGCCCTCCATGATCTCCTCGGCCTAAGCGTCGAATATCATGGCTGAACGTGACCTGATAACCTGAGTCTCCCGGTAACTTCCGCGAGCCTGTGACGTCTGGCTTCCCATTATAGGAAGACGGCGGCCAGTACTCGTTTCGGAACGGGAACCTCTCTATGGTCATCAGCGGAACCTACAACTTTCTCTTGGATGGAATGCGAGGAGCGTTTTAACACCCCACACATAGCGTTGGACGGGAGTCCCAAAAGGGAC